CTTTTGGAGTCATTGTTCTAAGTTCCCAATTAATAACGAAAATAGAATTTCCGTATTTTATCAAATCGCGCATTAACGATTCTTTAAACTGAAAAGGTGTTTGATAAAGGTTCGGTTGACGATGTAAAAGGAAATTTAATTTTGACTTTTTATCAATGATTTTATTTTCTCCTATTTCCTGGTAATAGTGAATTGGTAATGTTGCGATTGTTTGACTTAAAATTTTAATCGCTGCGAAAACCGAAGGAATTGTTTCGATTTTATTTTTGTTTAATGTATTTCGTCCGCCGCTAACATTCGCCCAATCTAATAAAGACCCCGAACGCGTTTCGGTTTGTGGTGTTTCGTTTATACGAAAAATTCTTTGAAAAAAATTCATTGAAAAGTTTTTAAAAAACAAAAATAAATATTATTTGTTCACGTTGCGTTAAACAAAGTGACGGTTATAATATTTAGTTTGAATTTCATCGTTGTTAACGTGTTCGTCGTAAATTGTGGATTTATTTGCCATTTTTGAATTGTAACGAATCCAGTCCGTTTTATGTTTTAAACACGTTATTTTTTTTTTTTGTCGCTTTGCGAAATTACTCAACACAAGGTCAAACATATTTTTTTCGTTTACTTCGTTATAATTTATTTTTAAATTATTTTTATGAAACATTGCAACTCCTGAACCTCCAATTTGAACAATTTCGTCATCGTCAACCGTTCCCAAACATCGATATTTTTTCGCGGGTTCTTTATAGTACGATGCGATTTCGTGTTTTGCTAATATATTTCTTCCGTGATAGGTTACAATATCTTTTAAATAATAATTTTTTAAAGTATTTGAAACATAATTGTCAGGATAAATTAAATCATCGTCGCAAAGAAAAATAAAACCGTTTATTTTATCAATAAAAAATATTTTAGCCGCGTCACCTTTTTCATTATTAAGTAAAACTTGATTTATTTTTTTATCATTAAAAGGTTTATGCTTAAAACCGTTTAAAGCAATATTAATCTCGTCGGATTGATTATATAAACTTTCAATCATATCGTTTAAAACGTCTAAACGTTCGGGTATTGTTGCTACATTAATAGATACCATTATTTATTTTTTTTAGTTCTAATTCATAATTTATTGATGCTAAAGTTTCACAATCAAAATAACCTAAATGTTTTATTTTTCCGTTAATTCTAATTCCAGCTTTATATTTTTTCGCCCTTTTATTCCAATAAACACCCGTGTATTTTGAAGAAGTTTTACTTTTATCAATATCTTTACTACTATTTTCTCGATTCGTTATTAATTGTAAATTTTCCAACTTATTATTTAATTTATCATTGTCGATATGGTCAACAACAATATTATGACCGTCGGGTTTATGGTTTAAAAATGTAATTGCAACAAGTTGATGCACTTGAAATTGTTTTCTTTTTTGATTTTTTAATAAACAAACTATTAAATAACCTCTTGTATCAATGTATGCTTTTAAAATCCTTTCTTTTCCAAATTTTAAACTTTTAACATTACCAAAATTGCTAACTTGGTAATCCTCGTATCCAGGTATTTTTTTAAATTTTTCGCTCATATTAATTTATTTATTTTACGTTCGTTTTTATTCATTTTACTTTCAACGGCTAAATGTTGAATTAATTTTTCTTTCATATTGTATAAATTATAACCTTTATTATAAAAAAACCAAGAAATGTTTTTTCCGACTCCCGAACCTAAATTCGGGTTAATATCCCAACGTTCAGGTTCAACGGGTTCGATTTCAACCAAATCAATAAATTTTTTTTCGCAAAGAAAACAAAGGTCGCACCATTGAGTTAATATGACTTTATCTTGAATACGCGGCTCGGTCGTCCAATTTGTCGTCTTTATTCTTTCGTCAATCAATAATGAAATACAAATTTTATTTTCGTCATTAATTGATTGCCAAGTTGTTATCGTCTTTGATATAAAGTTTTTGTTTAACGTTACATCGTCAGGAATAAAAAAATAATAATCGTAATTTGTTTTTTTGAGTTGCTCAAATATTTGTTTGAATTTTAACCAAAGTAATTTTTTGCCGTGATTAATTAAAAATTTTGTATATTTAACGCCTTCGATTTTTGTTCCCTTCGGATCATCGTCCCAAACCTGAACGTCAACGTCAAATTCGTTCAGTTGCTTTAATAATCTTTTTAAAAGTCGTCGCCTTTTATATGTTGTAACGTTTACAAGTATCTTCATTTTATTATAATTATTATATAAAAACAATTCCCCGTTCATCGTAAGGACTCGAATCGTCTTCGTTTCCT